CTACCGGGTACCTCCCACCAGTCTACCCTCTCACTGTGCCAACCGTTTTTGTTTGCTACAGCATCATTATATGTATTAAAGAAAAGATTACCTACACCATTAGGTGTTGATAACATAAAAATTTTAGACTTTTTAGACGAGGAAATAACTGGAAATACAGATTCCCAAAAGTCGTCCATAAACTCAGGCGGAATAAATGCAGCTTCGTCAATTAAAAGACAATTGATAGATTCACCTCTGGCAGCATCAGATGTGGTGGTACTAATGCCAATAGAGCTACCATTAGCCAGTACTAAACCTGTTTTAGCGTACTCTATTACACCAGGCTTCATATAATTAGGTAACATTTCATATGCTAACCTAATACGTTTAAAAATGTTAATAGCTGTACCTTCTTTATTAGCAATTAGTAGTACTCTATAGTCATCTTGAAAACAGACCATCCACAATGCAAATATAGTTAAGATGGTTGTATTGTGGGTAGGTATATATTGCTTACCACAAAGATATAAGCTATCCGAGCTATCAACAGTTATACAGCGTACCGGAACTGAGTCTACCTTTTCTATATTTTTAATATAATGCCATTGAGATCTAAATTTAGATTGCACTTCAAATGGCTTTATATTTAATCTATTACGTTTAAACGATAACCTACAAATATACTCAATGGGTGTAAATGTAATACAAGCCGCTGGTTCACATTCAACACCATAAAGCTTTGGTATATATTCTTTATATGTGACCTTATAACCCAAGCTTTCAGTTAGCTCTTTCACTTGTTTAGCTAAAGGTATATTAGTATTGTAAAATTGACAAACACCACCTTTATTAATATAACCATCGCTATCTATTAATCCCTGTAAGAGGTGTAGTCTTTGCTCTCTGCTTGCTAACATATATTCTACAGGTATATGTTTATTATTTCTTAAATTATTAGATGTTAATAATGACAGTAGACCTTTTGTTTGTACATTTTCATTTACCGATATTCTCAACGTATATACGTCTGTATTATATTCTTTTAATGTTAGTTTATCAAACTGAGTTTGCTGGTTTTTTAATATATCAATTATTTCAGTTATATCTCTTTTACCTACTGTAATTGAATTAACATCACTTGCTCCATCTCCGAGCCATAACCCGAGCACATATGGATCTATAGGTAAGTTTTTTTTAATTCCTTCTATACCGTTAATATTTGTTGGTATTCTATGGTTAGGTTCTTCACCATATGTTTCTAAAGTATCAAATAGTTGTTTTGTTGTTTTTACTGAACCCTTACTATTTCTTTCTTTTCTACTTTGTGTAAACCATAAATGTTCAGCATCAGCTATTATATTTTCTCCGTTATCAAAAGTAACCTTATAGCAATCTCTATTATATAATATATCATGTGCTTGAGTAACATTACACGCGTTACCATCTGAACCGTAAACTTTATCACCGGTCTTTAATTCTCCCATTGTAGTCCAGCCATTAGGTGTGGGTATTGGTGTGTCTAACGCTAATGCTTTACCAATCTGTCTACTTGCTAATACAACGTTAAATCTATTCTCTACCAACGCTTTAAGAATACGTTTTTGATACGGATAAAGCTTAATCGGTTGCTTACCTTCATCAAGATTAACAATATAAAAGAAACGAGAAAAATGTAATATAGACTTGCGTGCGCGCTCCAAGTCTTCCACCATTTCTGGTGTCCATTCAAAGTTAGTTTCCGGAACAGGTAAGTTTTTATTACCTAAGTAAAATGATACCTGATCTTTTTTAGCTTTTGGCATTGTACATACTTACTATGGATATTCCAAATTATACACATAAATCATAGTGATGAGTAATATAATTCTTACTGACAACAAGTTCAATCCAGATAATGTTTGGACGTTACCGTTAAAGGGCTATATGGAAATGCCTACAGCTGGTGGGTTGCCTGTGTATCCTGGTCCAGAGTTTTTAGAGCTGTTTGATCAAGAAGGCTACGTGATGACCGATCTTGAAGTTATATTTGCAGAAGAACATAGTTCTGCTATACATGTTCACTACACTCACCAAAATTGTATTAAAGCGCCATGGTTTAAGCAAAAAGATATTGTTTATGAAGGCGCGAACTTAAATCACAGTTTATTGTTCCACCGCAAAGGGTTTACTGGAGCTGCTTTAGAACAGATTAAGCTTTGGTCCCAATGGAACACTCAATTATATAAACTTATTAAACTAAAACCGAAATGGGGATTAGACTTTTCTGTGGACTATACAGATAAAGAAGGAAATTGTATTGAAACCATACATTATGAACATGATGAGTTTAGTTATGATGCTATTGAAGCAAGACGTCAATTAGTAGAACCTATATTTGCGAATACAGATTGGAATGATTTTTCTAAGCAAATATTAAAACGTAAAGACGAATGGATTAATTTAGATTTATTTGCGCAAGGAGACTGGAAATGTGCATATTTAGGTATTCCTACAGATAGTCAAAAAATAATATCCTGGGCAGATTAAAGTTTCAAACAGACTGGTATTATGTAAATAATTGTATAACATGTTACCGTCTGCAAATAAGCTTACTTTTGAATACCACGATAAACTCAATCCAGAGATATGGGAGCATGGTAAGCTTAAGCCTGAAATAAAAAATAAGCTTTTGGAAGTAGCACAAGCGTTTTTAGAGTCAATAGATTTAGATATTGATGTAGAGGATATACTCTTTACTGGTTCTTTAGCCAACTACAACTATACACCTTTTAGTGATATAGATTTGCATATATTAACAGACTTTAAAGAGTATAAAGTGAAACAAGATCTACTTAAGGACTATCTCAAAGCTAAAAAAACGGTATGGAACAGTGCTCATAACATACAAATTAAAGGTTATGATGTGGAAGCGTATGTACAGGATAAAAACGAAAAACATTACGCTACAGGAATTTATTCTATTAAAAATGATGCTTGGTTGGTGGCACCGAGCAAGGCTAAACCTATTAACCAAGAAGAGGTGTTAGCAAAAGTAAAGTCAATGAAAGATGCTATTGATCATGCTTTAAGCGATAAATGCGATTTAGAGTGTGCAGAGAATATAAAAGAAAAAATAATGAAAACAAGACAAGCCGGGCTTGAAAAAGCTGGTGAATTCTCTGTAGAAAACTTAGCTTATAAAGAATTGAGACGTTCTGGTGATTTAGAAAGACTGATACAGGGAGTATTAACCAAAAAAGACAATGAACTCTCTATAAAGAACGAAACATTTAAAATGTATACCAATATGTTTGGTATTGAAACTGGTGGTAAAGGAAGTAGAGGTCGTAGGGATCATGGTTTAACAGCTGGTGCTTCAAAATTAACTAAAAGTGATACAAAATCTGTAAGTCTTGTAGCCGCTACTCATAGAGAGATGGAAACCCCGTTTCACGAAATTGAAAATCTTAAAAAGAAAGAAAAGGGTAAAACCTATCTCATACCACAAACTGCAAGCGCGATTGCACGGTTTTATAATATGAATTTTGATAAAGTTTTAACTGAACCACGTGGTTTGAGTACTTCTGGTATTGTGCTTGGGTACGACTCCTCTGTAAACAAATATTATTTGCAAAAAGGTAAAAAATAATGAGCGATCAACTACAACAAGCAGTTCTTAATAAAAGTAGGAAAGATAAATTTCGGTTAATACTATCTTTACCGGATGCTCTTAAAAGTATCAATCAACCTACCGCAGAAGTTAGAGGCGATAATAATTTAAGCTTAGATACTTTACAATATTCAGTTTACGGTACAGTTGTACCAGCTACCACTATTAATGCGATGAATTTACCGTTTGCGGGTCAAACATTAAACTTAACATCTGGTAGCAGGGAAAAATATCAAGATATTACTGTTAATTTTACTGTTGATAACGGATTCAATAACTGGTGGGTATTGTGGAAGTGGTTGGATTATATAAACGGGTCGCAAAATAGCTTATTTGATCCTAATAACTTGACTACTTTACCTACTTCCCCGGCTGGTTACGGAAGCTTGACAAATCTACAGCCCTATCAAACCACAATAGCGGTGTACGGGTTGGATGAATACAACAATAATAAAATCCGTTGGACGTATAGCAAAGCGTTTATTACTAATTTAACAGGAATAACTTATAGTTATAGAGATGCTGATCAGTTAGAGTCTTCTTTTACGTTTTCATTTAGTCAGTTAAATGCAGAATTACTTTAATTTGTTGAGGTTTCATTCCGAAAAAGCCTAAATAATAATATAATACTACTATGGCTACCCTACGTCAAATACAATCCCCAGGAGTACAAATCAACGAAATTGACCTTTCTCAAACAGCAACAGTACCAAACGGCACAAATATATTTGTAACCGGATTTGCTGCGCAGGGTCCGTCTTCTGAGATTATAAATCTTACTACTAATTCAGACTTTTTAAATATTTTCGGTGCACCAACAAATGCAGCTGAACGTTATTTTTATTATACAGTTAATCAATTATTTACAGGCGGTACAAATGCACAAGTAAGCGTAGCACGTTTACCATACGGACCTGATTTAGGAGACGGTTATAATTCAGACAAATATAGCGCATTAGTATTCCCAGTATTACCTGTTTCAGCAGGCGATACCCCATCTCATGCAGCAGGTTCTTCGTCAATTATAGCTCTTTCATCAGCACAGACATATTACTTTGCGCAACCAACACTTGTTGATCTTTCTTTAGCAGATTATAATAATATTAAACAAGGCACTATTAATTGGTCAGCCTTTGGTGGTGGTAACGGTTTATCATATAATCCTATTACAGGTTATTCGTCTCTATCTGCTAACAGTATTGGTATGATTGTCTTAAACGAAGCTAAGACAACTATTAACGAAAAGTTTGAAGGTCTTTATTTAAACTTAGCAGATAATCGTAACATTAACCCAAGCACACCTTATACAGCAGTATTAAGTGCAGTTAGTATTACACAGGACAACCAATACAACACGACTTACCAACAGATACCTAATAGTCGTTTAACATTCGCATTAAGTGCAAATGCAACGGACAACTTCTCAAGCTTATCTCGCGATATTGAAAACATTCCTCAATACACAATTACATTAGCTTCTTCAGCTTATAACGATATGGCAGTGTTGTCGTTGTTTAAGGTAAGAACAACTCCATTTGCTCCAAACCCATTACAACTATCTTATAGCTTAGTTGAAGGTTATGCAACATCGTTCTATGCTAACCGCACAATACAAGATATTAACGGTGGTGCTCCACAAAACGACTTCATACAGAACGTTATTGACTCAAAGTCAAGCAACTTAACAGTATTAGTTAACCCTAACATTTCAAACAACGTAGCTTGGTTAGATGCTAACGGTAATGCAACAAAGTCAATTAGAGTACTTGGTGCAGGAGATGTAACTAATACAACTATTGCAGGTGGCTTTAGAGAAGCAGATGTTCTTTATCCATTAGGTGTATATTCACAATCTCTTGACACAACTAATGTAAAGCTTATCGGTAACGGTGCTGCTAAATTAGCAAATGTTTTAGATACAGCTTCAAATGCTGATCTATACGATATTGACGTTGTAATTGACGGCGGTGTTTCAACTGTTATTGCAGTTGCAGCGCTTTCAAGCTTAAGTGCAGCTACATTTGACGATACAGCATACAATGCAGACATTGACAATGCTCTAATTGCTTTAACAAATACTCAAGGCACATATCAGCCTGGTAGTACTAATGTAGATCCAGTCGGTACATGGCAAGCAATTACACAACAGTTCGTACAGTTTACAACGAATGTTCGTAAAGATTGTATCTTTATTTCTGATCCATTACGTCACATTTTTGTGCAAGGTGCAAACTTTAAGACATTAAACGACAAAACATTAAACTTCTCAAACAACATTTACTGGCCACTACGCAATTCGTATCAAGGCTATAACACAAGTTATGCAGCTACATACGGCAATTGGGCATCAGTATTAGATCAGTTTAGTTCACAAAATGTTTGGATACCGTTCTCTGGTTTTGCGGCAGCAGTTTATACGAATAACGATGCTATTGCTTATCCATGGGGTGCTCCGGCAGGGTTTAATCGTGGTGCAGTAACCGGTTTAATTGACATCGCAATTAATCCACAACAGAAACAACGCGATCTACTTTATAAGATCTCAGTTAACCCTGTAGTTAACTTCCCAAATGAAGGGTTTACAATTTACGGGCAAAAGACACTATTAAAGACACCAAGTGCATTTGATCGTGTTAATGTCCGTCGTCTATTCCTCTTCTTAGAAAAATCAGTTCTTAATACAAGTAAATTATTTGTATTTGAACCAAACACAACGTTTACACAAAACCGTTTAGTTAATACAATTAAGCCTGTGTTTGATTTAGCTAAGAACACTCAAGGTTTATACGACTACTTAATTGTGTGTAACGCAACTAATAATACACCTGATGTTGTTGACGATAACTC